AAATTATATGGAGATAGAAAAAAATTTTTTAAATCAGCTGAGAGATGGATAATGACTAATTCTAAAAGATATGCTGATCCTGAAAATTTAAAAAAAGCGTTTATTAGAACTTTTGGTAAAGATAATCCTTTTATAGCTAGTCAAGCTCAACTTGATGCACGTGCTTTAGAATTACAAAACATGAAAGCGTACAGAGAAAAAAGAGACAGAGTGCGTGATAACGTAATAAATATTCTTCATCGTGCAAAAGAAAAATATCCTGATATGCCTCCAGAACAAGCAGAAAAACTTAACGCAAGAATACAAAATTATGTAAAATCTATGGGTTTATCACAAAAAGATTTTATAACGGTGACACCAAGCACTTTACTTATGGAAGATGAATTTGGTTTATATACATCAATGCCAAATCCGTATCCAGCTGTAGAATTAACACAAGAAGCAATTGCAGGAACATATGGATCATTAAAAGGATACAGAGTTGGTCCTACTGTTCGTGATGCTTTTAACAATTATTTTAGATATGGCACCGTAGGTAAAGCTAAAAGATTTGCAGCCGGAATGCAAAGAGGCGGTAGAGTTCCTGGACCTTGGTACGCAAAAGCTTTGGGTGTTGTAGCTGGAGGAGCTTTGGGTGTAGGCATAGCTGATTATGGATATGAGTTAGAATTAGACCTTATGAATAAAGCAGGCACAGGAAAAAAGTTTTTACAAAATAGTGATAGTCAAATTAATCAACTTATAGGAGATTTAATACCTGAAAGACTTACTTTTGGTCCTGAAGGAATTAATCGTCCAAATCAAGCAGAAAGAATAAAAAGTGCAGTGACAGATGCAACAATTGATGCAGCTGTTTCAAGTGTGTTTTTTGGAGCTAGACCTATTTACATAGGGGCAAAAAAATTTTTAGGTGGCAATGTGTTTGGTATGTTTAAACCAAGAGCAGGATCTAGAGTTCCTACAGGACAAGAAGTGTTAGATGCTGAGCAAAGATTATATGGTTCTGGTAAATTTAGTAAAGTATTTAAAGAGGATAAAGCTACAAAAGAATTGGTAGAGGCAACTGTTGGTGCAAGAGATCAAAATATACAATTAAATTTTCCTATTATAGGAAATATTTTAACAAGACTAATGAAAAGTCCGGTGTTTAATTTTTTAAGTCCGATAGATTATAAAACATCATATAAACAAATTGGAGATTTGTTACCTAAAACAGATACAATGATTGGCACAAACATTCAAAGATCTGATGTTGGTTCACCTACTCTATCAGGATTAATGAAATTATTAGGCCGTGCACCAATTCTTGGCGGTAGAATATATAAAAACAAAGCAGATCAAATGGATGCTTACATGGATCTTGGTAGTAGCATCATACAAAAATTAACTTTTGCTCCTATAGTAAATATGGCAGAACATGGTGTAAAGGTACAAGATTTGGGTCTCGCTGTCGCAAGAGGATTTAGAGACGCTGCCGCAGAAAAACAACAGTTGTTGTTAGATGCATCAAGAAAATATGGAGCTGTTGTAGACGATTCTACTTTAGTTAATATGGCAAAAAGAATCTATGAAAAATCTATGGCGCAAAGACAAATTATGCCCACGGATCAAGGCACAGTTAATGTTGCTAAATCCGTACCTGAACCATTTACTCAATTTTTAAAAACACAAATCATAGATCCAGGTATTGCAGGTGCTAGAACAATAGAACAATACTATGGTCTTCGTGATCAAATGGATAAATTATATAAATCTTTTATGAAAAATGCTGATGGTGAAAATCAAGCAGATATTATTAATTTATATAAAGCATGGGAAGCAGACATAGGTAATTTATCTAAATCAGGCATACCAGAAGTAGAAAAATTATGGCGTGATTATGAGACTTTTGTAAGTAATGGCATGGTTATGTTTGGTACGAAAGCAGGAAAAGCAGCAACAGGTGGTATAGAAAGATTTGGTATGGCCATTAATTTAACAGATCCAGATCGTCAGGCAACCAATTTGTTTGAAACTGTTATAGATATAGCAAAAAAAGATCCAGCGAATGCTGCTACAAATTTAGCAACAATGAGAAATATTGTTGGAGATAAAGCTTATTATGAAGGTTTAGGTATTTATTTAAACAAAGTATTTAACAATTCTATTATACAAAAAGATGGTGCAGAATTATTTGATGGTGAAGCATTTAAACGTGCACTTGGATTAGGATCTGATAATCCATTAAAAACATTATTTCAAAAAGCATTACCAGGACCGCAAGTGTCAAAGATTGTTGTTCGTGATGGACAAACAGGAATTACAAAAGAATTTGACAACATTAATTTTAACGAAGGATTAAAAGCTATTAAATATGAATTTCCTGAAGGTATTGCAGGACGACAAGCAGCGCAGTTACCTACCTTAAAAGATTTGGAAGATTTTGCTACCGTTATGACTGCAGCTGCAGCAAACGGAATACCAGAAATAAGCACCTTCATGGCACGTCGTGCGGTCATGGGTGGTGTTCGTTCAGGTATCAATGCGGCACTACCAACTCAAGCTTTAGGATTAAAAACTGCAGCGGTTGGTGGTGCAAGCGCTCTCTCTGTTTATGGAACAGGATGGTTGTTGCCAGCAGCTTTAGCATATGGTGTGAGATACATGGGTGGTATAATAACAAGCCCGCCTTCACTTCGTGCCTACAGAAACATATTAGATGACACGTTGCCAATACAAACTAGACTTTCTAATTTTGTACGTCTTGTAAGACTACGACCTGAAGAATGGAAAGAATTTGATAGAGAGTTGTATGAAATTGAAAGAAATCAACGTTATAAAGAAAAAACAGGACAAGCCATGTCTACAGGAATGAGTGCTACACAAAAATTTAGAGAAGGAGCAGGTGAAAGAATACAGCAAATTGATAGAGGAATGGGTAACGTTCCTATTCTTGGAGATGTATATAACAAAATAAAAGAATATTCTGATCCAAGAACTTCTCCAATGATTGATACGATAGAAGCAATAAATGAACCACCAGCCGCTAGAAGTTCGTTTGCACAAGAAACCGACACCTCAAATCTTGGCACATCAATATTACAAAACCCTAATTTGAATCCTGCAGCTGCAGCTTCCTTGTACGAAGGAAACTTGGACCAGGCACTCGCTAATAGAGTGGCACCACGTATGGCAGCAAAAGGTGGCATAATATCTTTGGTGACTTAATGCAAAGAAGAAGAATGAAATATCAAGAGGGTAAAGATCCTGCAGGCACAAATGATGAATTTATTAGCACAAGAACATATAGTGATCCTAGAGAAGAACTTTTACAAAGGGTAGGAAATTATGCTCTTCTTGCAACAGGTATAGCTGACAGACTAAGAGTAGATCCAAACATGAGATCATATATGCCAGAAGCAAACAGGATATTAACTATACGACCTTACGAATTAGGATTATCAAATGCTTTTCCTACTTATGATGTAGGGGATAATAGATTCTATAAAGACGCTTTTATACCAGTAGGCGACAGAGCAGGTATTAATTATGGATACGACTATGATGTTGATAGAGGAAATTTTGGATTAAGTTTTAATTTCAGTAGTCCTATGGATTTATTTGCTTTGAAGGAGTTAAAAGACTATTAATGAGCATACGAGATATTATGTGGATACTTGGCATATTTGTAGCACTTGGTGCTACATGGGGCATGACATCTCAACGTATCAATGCCATGGAACGTGACATTGATAGGGTAGAAGAAGCACTTATTTTGTTTACAAAAATGGAAGCTAGAATAGCTGTCATAGAAAATGAAATAAAAAACATAAACAAAAAATTGGATAAATAATGAACTACGATAAATTACTTGAATCAGTTAAAAAACACGAAGGATATAGAAACAAAGTCTACCTAGATACGTTAGGCAAGCGCACAGTGGGCGTTGGTCATTTGTGCGTAGAAGATTTTTGGGAAGATGACAAAGAATACGAAGAAGATTTTTTAATGGACATATTGAAAAAAGATTTGCAACAGGCAATACGTCAAGCAGATTCAATGTGTGAAGGATTAAAAATAAGTGAAGATGCAAAAATTATAATCATTGAAATGATTTTTCAGCTTGGGGGGACAGGAGTTTCCAAGTTCAGAAAAATGTGGCAGGCGCTTCAGCAAGATCCACCAGATTACGCAGAAGCGTCCGCTCAAATGCTTGATTCACGATGGGCAAAACAGACACCTAACCGTGCAAAAGAAATGGCTAGGCTTATGTCGGAGTGTGTGGTATAATGCCGCAGTGCAATTAATACAGAAATATAATTACGCAGAACTAAAAAGAAAAGAAGGAGATGCAAGGTTATACTTGACACCTGATGGTGAAGCATTACCCTCTGTCACCACAATACTATCTAAAACAAAAGATAAATCTTTTCTAAAAAAATGGCGTGCCAAAGTTGGTGAAGAAGAGGCAGAAAAAATAATACGTGATTCTGCCAAGATTGGAACCGCGCTCCACCTATACATAGAACGTTTTGTGAACGGAGATAAATACAAAGACTTAACAGAAGTTGGCGTTCAAGCAGAAAAAATGGCACAGAAAATAATTGATGAAGCCTTCAAAGATATAACAGAAATATGGGGATCAGAAGTGCATCTATATAACCCAGGTAAATACGCAGGTACAACTGACATGGTAGGAGTGTACAAAGGTAGACCTACAATAATAGATTTTAAACAAACAAATAGACCAAAGAAACGTGAGTGGGTGCAAGATTATTTAATGCAACTAGCAGCGTACGCCGCGGCCCACAATGCTATGTTTGACACAGAGATAGAACAAGGTGTAGTTTTAATGTGTTCTAGAGATTTAACGTTTCAACGTTTTGAGTTAGAAGGTGAAAAATTCGTACGTGCGACGAATGCATTTATGAAAAAATTGGATGCATATAATGCAAGTATAATCTAAATCAAATCCACTCTGATAATTCTTCTCCACTAATTTCCTTTGCAATGTTTACCTTGTTTTTTAATGCCTTAATTATTTTTTCATCTACAGTCTTTTTAGCAACCATGTCAATATATAATACAGGATTGATTTGACCAATACGGTGTGCACGATCCTCTGATTGTATTCTTTTTTCCAAATCATAATTATTAGAATAGTATATGACTGTGCTAGCTGCAGTTAATGTAATACCATATCCACCTGTCTGTGTGTTGCCAATAAAAAAACGACAATCATTCTTTTTGTTTTGAAAATCATATATGCATCTTTGTCTGTCCTCTGCCTTGGTTGCGCCATAGTATGTGCAGTATGACGTAGGTCCATATTCTTTTTTTATTGCTGACTCTATGTTTAGTATATCATGTATGTAGTTTGCCCATATGATTGCTTTACCTGTTGTTTCAGATAGTATTTGCATTAGCTCATCCACACGATTGTTTTTAAGATTTAAAGTATCACCATTGTCTGTTTTCATGTGTCCACATGTTATTTGATGTAGTCGCATCAATTGTGTCAATACGTTGACAGCAGTCAAAGATTGACCTTTCAACACAGTCATAGCTGTTGTTTTCATGTCCTGGTATGCTTTTGTTTGTTCTTCTGTAAGTTCTACTTCACGTTTGATAAATGTTTTTTCTGGTAAATCTAAACAATCTTTTTTCAAAATACGGTAAGAATGTGGTGACACAAGGTTACCTAACTGTGCTAAATTTTTAAATTTTACAAT